TGATTTGGGTGCGAAAGGTATGGAGAACGCAAAACGTATTGTTTCACAGATTAATCAACTTGGAACAGTTAAGCCTGGTCAGAAAATCACTGGTGTAAAGTTAAAAGCACTTGAAAAACTGCGTACACGCATTACATCTGCAGCGAATGATGCATATGCATCTGGCAGACAGTCAGAGGGTGCGTTATTGAGTAAGATACGCGCCACATATGATGGATACATGGAAGAGGCTATAGACACAGCTATCATTCGTGGTGATGACACGGCATTAAATGCATTTAAGAATGCGCGAGGACTACGTAAAGAGTACGGCAAGCTGTACGAGAGTGATAAAGTTGTGAAGAAACTCCTAGATGGTGATTTTACTCCAGAAGAGGTAATGAAGCAGGTTATAGGTGCGGGGCAACTGCAAGCAAAGAGCAACGCAGGGCGCACTGTGAAGATGTTGATTGATGGCGCGGGAGATAAAGCACCCCAAACACGACAACTCTTAAAAGAGAGTGTAATGCATCGTGTCATTAAGAAGTCACTCGGCTCTGAGGTTGGGAAATCAGGAACGAATAAAATCTCATTTGATAAGCTAGTCACGAACCTTGATGGACTACTTAAAAGCAACAAGTCTCTAGCTAAAGAGGTCTTTGATGCGGATGAACTGAAATTACTTAATGAGGTTCTCGAAGATGCCCGACTTATAAAATCTAAGAAGCCTGGGTCGGTGAATTATTCTAATTCAATGGAAAAACTCGGGGTGATTATAGATAAATTACCACTGGGAGTCGGCTCTACATTACGAAGAACACACGCAGATAAGAAGGCCACAAAACAAGCTTTGAAACAGTTTAGTAAGATGTCGAATAAAGAGGCACAGAAAGAGTTTCATAGGCTTTATTATAGGCCACTAGAAAATAAGATGACAGGGACTCCGTTCAAGTCTATTTCAGGCGGTTCATCAGCGGTCACAACAGACTAAAACACATACAACATAGAGGATAATCATGCCAGCAAAAATCACTTTGCTGCGTTTCCGCTTTTGGGATAACGCAGGCGATAAACTATCGGGTGGAAAAGTCTACTTTTACGAGACAGGCACTTCCACACCTAAAGACACATACTCTGATGCAGCGGGGGTAACTCCGAATGCGAACCCTGTAATTCTTGACGCTGATGGTTTTGCAGATATCCATTTGGACGGTGTGTATAAGGTTGTTATTACGGACAGTGATGACGTGACATTGCACACGATTGACCCTGTAAAGGAATTGTCTGATTTGCAAGCACCAGCAAGCACAACAGATAACGCTCTTGTACGTTGGGATGGGACAGATGGCGGTGCTGTTCAAGACAGTGGAACAACTCTGACAGATGCAGGCATTCTAACTCTGGTGAATAACCTCCGTATGCCGAATAATGTAGCAATTCAAGGCGAGATTGCTGCAGGTGGAAGTTACAATAGCTTGCTTTTACTTGATACGAACAACGATACAATTCTCCGAGCTGGTGCTGGTAATAAGGTAAAGTTAGAAGATTCCTCTGGGAATAGCCGTTTTGTCATTGACGACACTGCGGGGACAATCACATTCACAGGAACGGGCGTTATAAACTCCCTACAGCTTCTTGATACGGGTGAGGTTATTTTCAAGGACGCATCTGATGTGCAGACATTGAAGATTCACACAGACGGCGGTGTGACAATCGGTGCAGCTCCTACAGGAGGAAGTCAAGGCGCAGGAACACTGAACGTAGACACAAACCTCTATGTCGATGGTGTGGCAGTAACGACAGGCGGTGGATCAGCAGGATTAGCACCAGGCTCAGAGGTTATTGAAAGCCAAACAGTTTCAGGTGGTGAGAGTTACATCACATTCACAGATTTTGTCGATGACACCCTTTACACGCATTACTCCTTTATCTTTGAGGACTGTTACCTTGGGACAGCAGGTAATGACATTCTAATGTGTGCCGTGGGAACGGGAGCAACTCCAACATGGGAAGAGGGAACAGCAGAATATAGCTCATATTATCCCACACTAGGTACGGCCTCTTTGAATCGTGTACCTCTAGCAGACGGCGGTGGAACATCATCAGCTCCTTATAGAGGAGAGCTTACATTGTGGGCTTCGGCTTCATTGCCACCTTCTTTCAGTATGCGCCTACACGGAGCATCATTGTGGTCATTGCAAAATGGTGCAGATGATGGCTCACCAGGTCTTCACAATGCAATCGCAAACAGCGCAATGACAATGACGAGCATTCGCTTTATGTGGGACAACTCAGTCAACTACGGCACACTCGGTGGAACATGGGGTGGCGGTAAAATCCACCTTATCGGACACCGTAGAGCTGCAACCTAAACCTAGAAAGGAAAGAACCATGATCGTATTTGGATTTGTATTAATTATGCTCGGAGCGCAAGCGAACGAGTGTCATAAAGACGGATTGGACGACAAAGCATGTGCGTCAAAAGTATGGGCAGAGCGTGTAGCTCCAAAAAGCTCAGACTTTAACCAATAAGGACAGCTTATGTCAGATTTCACAGACGAAGACAGAACCAAACTGATAGAAACCCACACGATGCTCTCCGTGATTGTCGAAAAAGTCGATGACCACGAGAAACGATTGCGAACAGGTGAGAGGGTGCGTAATCAAGCCGTCGGGTGGGCTATCGGTTCTGGTGCAGGGATAGCGGCGTTAATAGAGGGAGTGAAAGCGAAGTTCGGAGGTTAACAACAAAGGGGAGATACTTTGATTTATAAAACCATCCTAGCCAGCCTTGTGCTGGTTTTTTTATGTGCTGTTCCTGCCTATGGGAGCCGTTCTTGTTACACATTAGAGCAACAAAAACACTATCTGAAAGGGTGGGGTTATGTACTCCATAAGACAATAGAGAAAGACGGCATTGTTACGTCAGTTCTCAAGCAAATTCCTTTCAAGCGATTTCGGATTATCTATTCCGATAAGAGAGGGTGCTATCTCAGTCAAGAGGATGGCAGCTACATCGTTTTAAAATCAGGAGGGAATAAGCATGAAAATATTACTCTGGGATATTGAAACCTCTTTAATGATTGCCGCTGTGTTTGGCAGGTTTAAGCAAGACATTCAGTACGACAACATCCTGCAAGATTGGTACATCCACTCTATTGCATGGAAATGGCTTGGACAGAAGCGAGTTTATGCTGTGTCTGGGTTAGATGACAAGAAGCGTTTCAAGAAAGACCACACAGACGATTATCACGTGGTCAAGACGGTCGCGGATGTTATCAACCAGGCAGACGTTATTGTCGGACATAACGGTGACGCTTTCGACATTAAGAAGTTTAAAGCCCGTTGTATTGCTCTGGGCTTGCCACCTATTAAAGAACCTCTATTCGTGGATACATTGAAAGCAGCACGTCAGGCCAAGTTCACCTCTAATAAACTGGACGACCTCGGCTCTATCTTGGGTATAGGTAATAAAATAGACAATCCGCGCGGTTTATGGCTCAAGGCACTACATGGTGACGAGAAAGCCATAAAACAAATGGTGAAATATAACAAGCAGGATGTTCTTTTACTTGAGCAGCTTTATTTAAAACTCCGTCCATATATGAAATCTCACCCTAACCAGAACTTATTTAGTGCCGGTCGGGATGTTTGTTCTAAGTGTGGATCTGACGACATTCAGTACAGGGGTTATCTCTTAACAAAAACAGCAAAGAAAAGGCGATATCAATGCAATTCCTGCGGAGGTTATTCAGCAAGTGGAAAGAACGAAATAAAAGGAGTGAACCTACGATGAGGAATATTTTTGCCTTATAAAGACCCGCACTCACCAGAAGCCATAGCCTCGAGTAGAAAAGCATCGAGAAAATACTATAAGAAAAACAGAGAGAAAGAGATTGCACGTTGTGCTGCATATAACAAAGCAAATCAAGACAGGGTAAATAGGAATGCAGTTCTACGCAGGTCTGAGAAAATGCCTCCAGAAAAGGTTTTATATCACAACGCGAAAAGCAGGTCTAAGGCACGAGGGGTGGAATTTAATATAGAAGTTGAAGATATTTTCATGCCGGACAAGTGCCCAATACTTGGGATTCCACTAACGATTGGAAAGGGAACAGCACATGAGGGTTCGCCGTCTTTGGACAGGATTGATCCGACTAGAGGATACATTAAAGGGAATATTCACGTTATCTCCCACAAAGCAAACACAATCAAGTCAAATGCCACAGTTGAAGAAATTAAAGCCGTCTATCAATACATCGAAAGGATTACCAATGAAAAAACGGAGACAACCCCGCGGAATACGGTCAAATAATCCAGGTAATATCGAACGCAACCACATCAAATGGCAAGGCATGTCCAAAGACCAAAGCGCAGACGAGCGTTTCTGTGTGTTTGACGAGCCTGTTTACGGCATTCGCGCCCTTATGAAGATTTTACTTACATATTTCAGAAAGTACGACCTTAACACAGCGGAGAGCATTATAAACAGATGGGCGCCACCACACGAGAACGACACAAAGGCATACGCAAAGGCAGTAGCAAAAAGGGTTGGAGCAAGCACCATTTCAACACCTATACGCGTAGACAGACCAAAAACCTTGGTAAGACTGGCAATTGCAATCGTCATGCACGAGAACGGACACCCCAAGAACTTTGATTTGGATATCCAGCCTCCAGAAGGTTACTGGTATCCGATGGATATGTACCACGAAGCAGCAAAACTGGCTTTAAAATAGAAAGGAAATACAATGAAAGACGCAATTTTAAAAGCATTAAAGCAAAAGAAAACATACGCACTCATTCTGGCGGCTCTAGGACTCGTAGGAGTGGTTGTAAACCCTGACATGGCTCAAGAGGCCATCGAAGTGTTAAACGCGCTTACAGAGGCTCTGACAGACTCTCAAGCAGGTGAGTAATGACAACTTATCTTGTAATTCTAGCGGTCGTGTCTGTAATGGGCGCGACCCTTTACTTTTCTATCCGTCGTGATGGGAAGAATGCTGAGAAGTTGAAGCGTACAGAAGGGAGCCTAAAGAATGTTAAAAAAGCAAATAAAGCTCGTAAGCGTTTGCGTGATGATGAGTCTTATCGTAAGCGGTTGCGTGACAAATTCACCCGCAAGTGACTTCTGTGCGGTTTATATTCCAGTTTATACTCATCCTGATGATACTGAGGATACGAAAAGGCAGACAGATGACAACAACGCCGTATACGAAGCGTTAGGGTGTTGAGAGGAATATCTCACAATGAGATAATTTCATTAACTGTGTGGAATATACGTGAACTCGAAATTACGATACAAATTAATCAATAAAAACAGTATATTATAATATAGGTATTAACCTTGGTAAGGGTGAGGCCGAGAGTTCAATTCTCTCCAGCAGCACCATATATTTCAAGGGTTTACACGGTTTTTCCAATATATAAAAGTAACAAAAAGGTTACATAAGGGTACGCTAGAGGGCGCAAGGTTCCGTTTCAGAATCAAAAAGGGTGTGGACTATGCGTGGACTTCATTACGGAAATCAGGAAGCACGGATACAGCGTCTACAAGGTCTCCAAGAGCAACGTCAGTATAGATTGCGTTCGTGCTGTCCGAAGTATGCCCCATAATGGCAAGGCGATGCTCTGCCGGCACGTCATATCTGATGCACCAATTGTTGAAAGTGTGGCGTGTGGAATAAGGCTCAAATTCATATAGACCTGTCTTACGTCGTGTTGTAGACCATGTCTTTTTAAAGTATCCACCACCAATCAATGCGCCTCGTTCATTTCGGCGCACTTTATACGGCTCATCTCTTTGAGTACGGAATACACGTCCATCCTTGCGACGTATTGCAGACAACTCCTCAATTATCACAGGGTGCAATGGTACACCTCTGACACTGTCTGTCTTTGTGGCGGTAATCTCTGCCCACTTATCCCCCAGATACACATCATCCCATGTAAGCTCTATTGCTTCGGTAATACGAACACCTGACAAGCACAAGAACGAGAAGAGGGGTTTCATATGTGGCGGTAATGCCCAGTAGAATGTTCTGGCCTGTTCAGGACGAAACCAAGAGCGTTTTTTTACATGGCTGCGCTTTACCTTTGGGCGTTTCCATTTTCGGACGGGTAGGCCGTGTTTGATAACGGCATGGTTATAAACAGCGATAAACGGTGTATATACTTGTCTGTTGAGTGTTTGGGGTTTTACATCTGGATAGAGTTTCCTTGCGCCCCTGTCGAGCCTGTCCTGTGTTATATCAACCAGCTTGTCTCTTTGGAATATCCCCATCAAGCCCGACCATTTGCCGGATATTTCATCATAACGCCCAAGGTATTCGGTAGCACCACCATCCTCTATATAGTCATACACTCCATCTTCGAAAGTAAGAATAGAAGCTTTACCAAAAATAGACTCCTGGTAAATCTCTGACGTGATCCGTTCTAGTTCTTGCTCCGCGAGCTTCCTGATAGCCGTTTCTGTAGTCTTGAAGACTTTGATTCCCTTGTAAGTGCCACGGACGTACCAGTTCTCTGATTTTTGGGTTTTGATGAGCTTGAGCGACATTCCATCTTCTCCAATAGTGTGTTTATGTGTTCCTCAGTCATATATAACGTGCGTCCTCTTGGTAGAAAAGGGGCGTCGTGTTCTTCTATGAGCCTTTTAACAACTTTCTTCTTTTGTTTCTCAGACTCGCTGCGTGTGACTTGAAGCCCTTTTGAGTTCAGGTAATCTGCGACCTGTGCTAAATCCATGTATTCGTTCATTTCAAAATCTCCCCGTCTTTATATCTTCCCGTCTAACAGTTATAGGCAATCCATTTGCGCGACATATCTTGAGATAAAGTTCCTGCGGTATATTGGAAAACTCAAGAACGTATTCGTCATATCCTGTGGGTAGTTCAAACTCAATCATTTCAAAATCTCCTCTGCTTTTTCCAGTGCTTTAGTTATGTCGATAAATGCATTAGTGTCTGGATCACTGCAGAACTGCTCAGCCTCTAATGCTGTGCGCAAAACCTCTATGGCTTCGGCTTGTTTTTCATACATCTGTGTAAAGCTTCCTTCATAAAATACGCAGTTTTTATGATGCCTCCTCTCACCACCTGTAAAAACTTTACATCCAGGCTGGCACTGCATATCATGAACTCCCAATTCAACGGATTCATCATGTATTTCTTCCAACCGTTCCAGCCTGTCTTTAATTTCTTGTGTCATTTTTAATCTCCCTACTCACTAGAAAAACTGGTATATTTAAACGGATAGTTACAGTTACCAACCAATTCACCAGCAAACTTTTCAAAATCTTCGCTTGATAAGATGGCATCGACCTCTTCCATGATTTTAGGCTTCTTGTGTGGATAATACGTACCACTTTCAATTTCCCTTATTGTTTCAGTTGTGCCTAACCTGTCTATCTCTCTGTCCAGAAAAATATATCGCGCTTCTTCTCGTTTTTTAGATGTTTTGTAAAAAAATGTGAGGATGATTGACGCACCCCTACAATCAGCACTCCATCTGGCTCTCATATCAACGCCTTGCAAGTGTTGAAAATAACCCTCAAAACGTCTTAACGCTAATTCTATAGCAAGGTTTTTTGCTTGATAATATAATCTGTTTTCATCCATCACTCTGTCTCCTCATAAATATTTGCTGTAGACCATAAGTAATCCTCCCAATCAGAATACCCGACTGTTGGCGCTTCCCTGCATTTTTTAGTTTTTTCCAAGGCTTCTTTCTTGCTGTTTGCCATGGTTTTAAATTGAACAGAAGATTTATAAGTAACTTCAACTATGTATTCTTTCATCACGCACCCCCTTCCGTTGGTGGTTTATCTAGTGGTTTCCAGTGGGTGGGTTCAAAGTCTCGTAATTCTTTATCCCAATTATCATAACAGTCACACCAATTGTTCTTTTTAAGATTATATCTTGCATACATAGCCCTGCGATGAATGTTCCATTTTCTATCTTTATGAACGCACCAAAGGGAAATAATAGTTCCATCCTTCGGCGCCGTAGATATATCCTGCCACTCTTGCGCTTTGGGTGCGGATAGGGCATGCCTTAAATTATCTAGGTGAATATACATACCCTTAATTTTGTTGTTTTTCTCTTCATAATCAAGGTATTCACGCTCTATAAAGTCCAGTGATTTTCTGAGATTTTCAGGGGTGTTTTTATCAGTATCGGATGTAGCACATAAACCAGTTTTATGTGTTGAACACGATAGGGCTTTGCGGATTGTTTCAACACATCTAACAGGTATTTGTGCAGGTGGTAGGTGGTAAAAGTCTCCACCTTGCATCCAGTCCTTGCCATTACATACCTCAAAGTGAGATAACATCATCTTGAAATACTTACGCGCCTGTTCAATTTGTTCTTTGGTTAGTTTCATTTTCCTTGTATCCCATCATTCCAATATCTAATTATTTTTCGAACGTCATAAACATCACCAGCACTTGCAAAGGTGCTTGGCTTTAATTTACATTTTTTATTGGCGCAACATATTGTGAGTTTGCCAAACACTTCTGAAACACTAGGTTTCACTCCACAAATACAGGGTTCAATATCTTCCCAATCTCTATTCATTCCGCATCCCCTTCCGTTGGTGTATGTCCACAAACATCACACTGACTACCGAAATTACCACAATGTTTACACTTCGATGTTGGTGGTTTTGGTAGTGGCATCCAGTGGGTGGGTTGGTTGCTTTCTCTTAGTCTATCTCTAGCGTTACCGTACAGACAAATATCTTGCACCATATCACCGCCAAGGGTTTTTGCTGGTGGTTCTATTCGGCCTTGTTGCACCTTACCATTGATTAAAAACAAAACCGTTTCCCCTGTATAATTTTCAACGGGTGTGTATGTCTCAATCGGTTGCCACTCTTGCGCTTTGGGTGCGGATAGGGCTGAAAAAAGAAGTGCATCTGCTTCCGAATAACGCAACTCCATGTGTTCTTCATCACCACTACCATCTGCACAAAATTTTTCACGCGATAAAAATTCGCTAATCCTTTCTAAAACAGGTTCAACCTCTTCACTTGTCGGGGCTTCTGTTAGGCTTTGTTTATATCTATATGTTTGGGATGATTTTTTCATGTATTCAGGCCAAGCATCATACGCAACTCTTGCTTTTTCTATCTGCTCAGGCAACCATCCTTTATTTTTTATCATCAGTTCTTCGTCTGATAAAACCTCCGCATCGGCTGGCTGTTCTGTGAGGTCTGCGCGGATGTAACCACGTTTTTTAAGTTCATTCATAGCCAAAACAACACCATCTCCATAAGTTAAGTTATTTCTTACTGCGTCATCGAGGTGCATCTCCATAATTTCATTTATAAGTTCATTGAAATCATGTGTGTTTTCTGCAATTACATATTTTGTGTTGAAATATTTAACAGGTGAATCTACCCACTCCCCACAAGTATCATTTATGTCTGTTCTTACCCATATCTCTTTCGGCATATCAGTCATTTGTTTTCCTTGAATTTTTAAAGCTATTTATAACGTTCTGCATAATCATGCGCGTGTGGTTAATATTAAACCATTCTCTAACTGTGGCACTCTCCCTTACTTCTTCATCAGTCATGTTCATTATTTTATCAATATCCTTATTAACTTTACACTCACCCCATTCTTTTTGGTCTAAACAATCGTTACCTCTTAAATATCCGCATTTACAATATTTATCATCCATCTCACACCTCCTCTTTCATGGCTTTTATAGCGTGATACACAATGGATGCAATCTCACCTCGTACTTTCTCATCACCACTTGAGTACCTGCTCTCAAAAAATTCTGGCACATCCTCTTTAGCAATCACGATGTGGTCTTTTGATTGGTGTCTCTCTTTAATCAAGCCCTTAATTAAACCAACACAAAATTCCAAGTCCTCTTTGGTTGGAAAAAAATATCCACGGGCATGAAATGCGTTTATCTTCGCCTCAAGCTCTTTTTCTGTGTTATTTGGCATTTATTCTCTCCTAAAAAAGCGGGGACGATGCAGTGGGATACACCGCCCCCTGTTAAGAAGTGTTACAACGGGCAAGTCAAACACTCCTCTATTCGGTTATCTTAAAATGGAATAGAATCCGCAAACTCTTCATCAGCTGCAGGTGGATCCGCTACATAAGTGTTAGGCTCATGTGGCTGGTTTTGGGAATCTCCGCGACTGTCTAGCATTGTGAGTTCACCTTTGAACGGACGTAGGACAACTTCTGTGCTGTATTTCTCAATACCGTTGTTGTCAGTCCATTTGCGTGTTTCAAGCTGACCTTCGAGATAGACCTTTGCGCCTTTGCGTAGGTAGTTCTCACAGACCTTGACGAGACCTTCTTGGAAAATCACTACACGATGCCACTCACTTTTAGACTTGCGTTCACCCGAACTTTTATCTTTCCAGGATTCCGAAGTTGCGACGGATAGGTTTGCAACCTTTGTACCTGTTTGCATTGTTCGAATTTCTGGGTCACGCCCGAGATTTCCGACCAAAATGACTTTGTTTACGCTTCCTGACATTATTATTCTCCTTTCATAAAAGACATAGGAACACAGCTCATAGCTCCAGCAGATTTATCAACGAAGCAAACGACCGGATAACCCTCTGGTTTATCTACTGCATATATTCCAGAGATAGTCGTCATCCTTGCGAGACCACCCTCACCACTGAAAACCATCAGTAGTGGGATAATCACCGCCAATATCACAGCGATAGAAATAGCTACGTACGACTTATTCATCTGTCGTAACATCATCTAGTTTTTTAGATGCCCATGGAGCTAGTTTTCTTGCCCAATCTGCAGCAATCTCATCGTCAATTGAAACCAAGACCACACCAAGGCAGAAAACCACCCAATCAGGCGCGAAGAATGCACAGCAACAGACCGTAAAACCCATCCATGCTGTAAATTCGGTGAATTGTTTTTTTAACCAGTTTTTCATCTTATTCTCCTTGTAAAAGAAAGGGGTGGGGATGAACCCACCCCAATACAATTAAGCTGCCATTGTTTGTCCAGTGAACAAATCAGCAAACCCTTTGATAGCAGCAGAACCACCACCTAGTTTGTGGAATTGTGAGATGTTTTCAATTTCCCAACCATTCGCACCGCGCTTAAGCGTTGCTGCGTACAAGACGGTGTCACCTTCTTGTGCTTGGTTGACAGTGACATCAAAAACTTGTGGTGCATTCTCGTCGCGACCGTTACAAATACGGAAGTGGACGTTTTTCGCAGATGACAGGTCAGCACCGCTGTAAGCGACAAGACCAACGGCAATACTGTCAACATCCGCCTCAACCTGTGTTAGGTCGATTGTCATGCTTTCATCATCACCTTCACCTTCGCCTGTTGTGTTATCTTCACTCAACAAGATGCCTGGTTCATCACGGTCACCGAAGTAAATGAGGCGTGTTTGTGCTGTCAGACGTCCGCCTGATAGACATGCGCCAACAAGATCAAGATCAACATCTTTACCTTCGTCTGTGTCCCAACCTGCACCGATGTACAGATTTGTGAACGCGTTTCCTTCTTTGTCTTTGATATCAAATGAGATACCTTTTTCTACAACTTGAAAATCCATGATTTTCTTCTCCTATTTTCTTCATATGTTTGCCAACAACTACCCTGCTGGCTTGGGTATTTCTGCGTATGCAGTAAATTCTTAAATTGGTTTCTTCTCTGGTTTAATATTCATTACTTCCGGCAGTTTCACAGTCACATGACCGAGGTCGTACATTGCGCTTAGAACTGCTTCATATTCGTTCAGGTTGATGACAATCACGTCATCTGATAGAAACGCGTGTGCTTTAGGGATAACCATCTGCGCCTGCATAAATGCGACCAAGAGTATTAGTAGGAATGTTCTAATCATGTTGATCTCCTTTGTGTGGGTGTGTAGGCCACTCCATGAACGCAATGGGCTGGCAGTCTTTTGTAAACATGTTCCAACGCCCTTGGTCAGGCATCCAATATGATGGGGTGACTAAATCATCTTTTCCCGCAAGAAAGAGCTTCACCTGCACAAGTGTTTTACGTTCGACTTCCTTTCCCTTCTGGATGTGTGTCTCTGTCTTAATAAAGCTCTTTGGGGCTTCATCCATATTAAAGTTCCACATGTCATTCTCCTTTTCTGGTGAGATGGCAGGCATCACCCTGCGATTAGACGTCTTTATGTCGCCATTCTCCCCGTTTGGGCATCTCGTTAAGCTAATTGATATCCGTAGTATGTTGTTGGTGGCAGAACCACTCCAAGCTCGTCTGCAAGCATCTCCACGGCTGATAAAAATATCCCCATCTTCTCGACTGTCAGGTCTGTAGAGCTTTTCGGATATACCAGCTTCACGCCTGCAACCTCTTTCTCATACGTTCCCAAAACACGAACTTTCATTTCCTCGTGAAGGTCGCCCTTGTGGTCTCCGTTGTAGTCACAGATATGTTTGTACCAAGCCCATAACAGACGGTTTTGCTGTGTGGAGCGTGTTGGTTTCTTCTCTGCAATCTCCACGGTGTAGGTCTTGTTTTCGTTCAGGTCTTTAATGAACGAGAGACAGTTCTTTTTGACTTCTGGAGAGCGGAGGATGAACATTTCTTTTTTCTTACTCATCAGTATCTCCCCAGTAGCTATCAGCCACATCTTCTTCGAATTCAACACCCCTCATATCACAATCCAATTGATAATCATCGCGTGTCATGTCTCCTAATTCTTGACAATCACCATTGAGAAATACTGGACATGAATATCCACAATCTCCATTTATTCCAACGACCTCACAATCAGTCATAGATAATGGATAGTCCCCCTCAATCAAGGCCATGTTATTGCGTTGGTGTTCAATATCCTTCTCTGTTTTAATCTCTTTATAGGATTGACCAGCAAACCCGCCGAACACCTCCTTGCCACACTCCAGCAGTTGTTCTTTATTAAATCCTTTTGGGTGCTTTTCCTTTGCGAGTTTTACAGCATATTGAGTGTGTGCTTGCTTTGGGTTTTTCCATTTAAAATCAGGCATAAGCTTTATCCTCCATGTGTTTACGTCTGTAGTTCATCACAGCAAGCTTCCCGAAAAAATCATCACCTGTGACGGTGTGTAGGTTGTTTGCAAGCTGTTTTGCCAAAGCAATGTCAGGCCAGAATGCGTTTTCTCCTACACGATGTTGCTCAAGGTTGTGACACTTGTGACACATAGGAACAACCCATTCACTTGTTGGCTTTAATCCCATTCCCCCGTTTGTACCCATTCGAATATGTGCAGCTTCACATGGAGCTGTTTTCGGACAGGTACAGCAGGGAAGGGAGCGTATAAAGCTCAGATGTTTTTCGTTCTGTTTTCGTTTCATGCTGCCACCTCAAACCGTTCCATCTTCTCCTCATCCATGTAGCCCAGCTCAACCATGCGACTGCATAATTCTTTTGTACGATTTTCAACATGCTCCAAGCATTCTCGCAGGAGCAGAATGTATTCTTCATCGCGCTCAACACGGATAATGAGTGAGGGTAGGTCTGGATGGTATGACAACCAATCACACCACTCACGATCAGCAACAAGCATTTGTCCCTGTACCTGCGGGATATATTTTGTTGGTACTTTGTTTTTAAGAAGATATCCAACATGTGTATGGTCAGCAGGACACTTAATTTCAAGCATTCCATCGTCTCCAACCAGGCGATCTGGGCTGCACCCATATGAAAGCTGCCTATTTGTGACAAAGCCAATCTGTTGGGTGTCAATATCATTCAGGAGTTCGTAATATTCTACAGCGTGCGGTTCCAGTTCATGCCCGCGCTCTGTGTGTTCATTCCCAGTGAAGTTACTACACGGACGCCCAAGCATAATCTCAGCGACAAGCTGGTCTATATAAGTGGTGACCTGTGTGGATTTCTTACCTGTCCCAGTAACGAGTTTTGCAAACTCTGAGGCCGTAGGAATGCCGAGACGTAAGTTCAGCCACTCGTCTGTGTTCTGTTCAACATTATGACTGAGCATCCTTTGCCTCCTTATTAGCAAGCTTCTGTTGCAAGAGGACTTTAACCGCCTTGTATTGCTTCTCAGGCAGTTCAGATAGTTTTTCAATCTGATATGTGTGACACAGACGCTCAACATCCGCACCGCTCTGTTTAATTAATTCCTCAAGAGTTTTGATTTGCTCGTCATTCACACTCAATAAACTGCCTGCGCCGTCTTTGTCATCAGTTGTGATGATATTGAACATCATTCCTAGCAGGTAACGCTTTGCGTAGGACATTGTTGAACCCTTTGCCTGAACAGCACTCTTCGAGCCTGAACTATCAGCAGGAAGGTCAATTTCAGATGTTCGTGAGTGACCATCTACGTGAGACAAGATGCCAAAATATGTAACGGTATCATCTGAGTTCTTTCGTGAATTGTACGACACAGAAAAGCCCTCCGCGTTGTACAACGGACGAATTTGTCTGTCGATTTCCTCATATGTCGCATAATTACTGTTGTGACCTGATTTGTTTTTGAAGATGACAGGGATGCGTGGTTGAAGTCTCGCCATGGCCTGATTAAAAGTAATTTCTGCCTGCTTAGACATTACACGCTCTTGCACATTAAGTAGTCGTTCCAATTTATCGACATCGACTTCTGGATTTGTTAATGCGCGCTCAATGACGGCGACAAAGCCTGTCACTTCGCCCTCAACTGTTGTTATTTCTTTTGCTTTACTCATTTTCTTACCTCTTGTTTGGGTGGGGAGGCAGGGCGTAAACCTGCATAGGACAGGTGGGATTCGAACCCACATTTGCTGGATACCCTTAACTTGCATCTACCGCTACTTACCATGTGCATGTCGCATCCTTCATCCCCATAAAATTAATCCTGTCTGTTCGCGTATTCCTGCATTTCGTTGTATGCGTCTGGCGTAACGCCCAACAACAACTCACAAGCCATGTCGAATAGGGCGGGTGGCTCATTCTCCATGTCGTTTAAAAAGCTTCGTGCGTCGTCATTTGCGATTGTGTATTCGTGTGTCATAGTCTTGCCTCCTATGGTTAAAGTATGTTTGCGTAATATGCGGAACGATGTTGTTCCCAATCTGCTGGCACTGGATATTCCAATGCCAAGTCCTCTTTCTTTGTTTCTATTACCGCTGTGAGATCCGATAGTGTGTCGTCAAGTCCGTTGACTAGATTGTCTTTGTCGTCTTGAGAGATATCGAATGTTGATACGTCACGCGCCTTGTCTAAAAGCGTGGTGAGTTCGTTTTGTATGTTTTCTAATTCAGTCATGTTTTTGCCCGTGTTCTTTATCTTATAATTTCATATTATCATACTAAAATATGATTAGTCAACAGAAAATATGATTAAAGTATGATTTTTATTTTAAATCGGGAAAAAACGTGTAGAATAGTAGGGTGAAAGGTGTGTTTAATTTATTGTTGTACAACGTAAAAAACATTTTATATACTGAACAAAGAGCGAAGATCAGCATTAACATTTACAGCAACAACCTAAATATGACATACCTCTAATTGACATAATACTTTGTCGTGTAGTATAATGGAGGTAGTGATAAAGGATTCGGAAAATAAAGAGAAGTGTGCTATGAATGCGCAAGTTTTGAAAATTTTAACAGACACGTTAACGGATAATAAGGATTTACCCGTTAATTTAAGTGGTGACGGCAGCCTTTTGTCTGGACTCCAACCCGAAACTGTGGATATTATGAGAGAAGAAGCAATTAAAGAAGCATTTAGACAACACAGGGAGCGCCTTCCATTCGCAAAAATGGATGAACGTTTCAATGATCCGCAAGAGATCGAAAGGGAGAACGAGTGTCTACGGAAGAACGGCCTTCTATTATCGAAGGAGGAATCATTGGCTTTAGATTATTAACTGATCCCGAACCAAAGTTTCGACCTTGGTTCGTGCAGGAAGATGTCTTTTACAATGACGACAAAAACCACGCTTTCCTTTACCGTATATCTTCACAACCCCCAAACGATAACCAAACCCACAAACAAGTCATTCCAAAGCGATATAGTAATTTTACAGGGCTTCATAAGGAGTCCTGGGTTGTTTGTGATGAGGCTTTTCTTTTGGAGTACGATATAAGGCAAAGCTTCGTGCATTTCGGACATGTTACTGTCCCTATTTATAATGCTGTCGTTGGTCGTATAGAAAGCTGCAAGCCAGTTTCACAAAAATTCTTGGAATTGTCGGGTGTCGAATTTGAATATTCCGTCGATTGACTATTTCTTTTGTTCTGGTGTGTATTGTGAGAACATACGACTTTGCCATACTAGCTCGTCTGATTTTTCTTTAAAATGTGGGATAATTGCCCAAAAGCGACCTCCAGGAAGAGGTTTTAAATTCTCATCCATTAAATAGCGATACTGCCATGTCTGTCCTGTTTTCTTGTTTAGGAGGTATGACTGTCCTTCTGATGTGATAATTGTGTATGCGCCGTCCTTGGATCCCGCCGCAACATCAGGCATATCACTTTTAAAGCCAAAATAAGCCACAAGGCAGACAAATAAGATTGCTGCGAATGCGAAATTCTTCATAGTTCTCTCCTTATATAAGCATCATTGCTTGGTGTAGGTATGTGACAACCTTGCCAATTATTTCAACCCGTTCGATTTCTTGGCCTGACACTGGAAGGCTTCCCCCCATATAAGGCCAAGGCATTTGGATTGGTTTCCATTTTGGGTTACTTGATTTTGGTACAAGGTAGGCAACACCAGAGTTTTTATCTATCTGGATTTGCTTAACGGTTGCCTCATACTCGCCGCCGCGTATGCGCTGAACGACTACGTAGTCCTCATCCTCGATGGTAATATCGTATGGTGACATAAAGCACACACACCCGCCCTCGGGAAATACGAGATCCATGCTGTCGCCAACAACACGGAGTGCAGATACATCACGGTCGCCCCACCGCTCAGTGATGTGCTGTTCTAAAGCCATATATTCTAAATCATCTCCTTCGAATTGGTTTGCCTCAGACCATTCACCGGCCTGAACTTCCCCTATCACGGGGATTCGGGATAATGGGACAAAAGGGCTACCTCCGTCAACTACCTGTTCTGGTAGTTGTGTTACGTTGCCGTTTGCTATATGTTCTTGCCCCCGTTTTTCGAAGTCGATTCTATATTCTGCAAAACTTATGTCTTCGTCACTGTTTATGTAGCCCATCAGTGCGGATTGTGTGACATCTATTCCCACGGCAAGTTTGCCTAATGTTCTATCTGTAAGGGTACGCTCGTCACCCACAGCATTCATAAATTTCTTTAAGGTATTAGCACTTAGGCCAGATTGAGAACTCCACCTGCTTGCGCTGAGGCTTAGTTCATCCATTACACGCTCTAGTCGTGTGCGAATTTTGTCTTCTCTAGTTTGTATCATCATGACTCGATAGTAACCTTTCATGACAAGGAAAAACATAGCACTATAGTATGATTATTTCCTTGCAAATCATATTTCAGTATGATATTCTCATTTCATGAGTAAGATTATAGAAATCATTAACGACGCAAAAGAATTGATCGCTTTGAAAGGTTGGTCAAAGAAGCGTTTGGCAAAAGAAGCCGGACTACATGAAAACACGCTTCGATATTTAGGTGATAGTGATTTCAATCCTCGTTTTGACACCCTGCAAGGTATCGAGACAGTTATTCAAAAACACAAACACACGTCAGAGAAGGCTGCAACCTGATCTGACATCAAGACTTCTACCATAAAAAAAACTCTACGTCAAATTACGTTAAATATTTATAACAAGAGTGGTTTTTATGACCGACAAACAAAATTCAAAAAAAGACCCCCATGCATTCCGTTCTGGCAGTGAGCAAGAAGACATTGCTTGGCTCAGACGTATTCGAAAGCAAGAAAAGATAGACAGAGAGAATGGAACACTTGTCGATGACAAGGGCATCCGTAACTTATGGGCAGCTGTATTCGAGCAGGCTGTCAATGACGCAACATTAGGATTTTACAAGCGCACTGTGGAGATTGAGGGCAATCCAGCCAAGTTCAAACGCACCACATTAAAACGCGTCAATCTCACAGAATTAGAGTTCAAACAAGCACGGGACTTTGTGGCAGGCAAGACTGAAATCTCCAAGTATATCCACGGCATTCTAGGCATCGAGCCGGCAGACACAGAGGCGTACATGAAACGCGCCAACAAATTTTTACCAGAGCAATATCAGTACGGGGAGCAAGAACATGGTGAATAAAGCGAAGCAAAAAGGAGACCGTGAGGAACGGCGTATTGTAAACCTCATCAAAGAATGGGGATTCAATGCCGTTCGCTCACCACTATCAGGAGCCGTCCAGTTCCGAGGGCAGACAGATGACATCGACGCGTACTTCAATGGGGTAGAGAAAGCCCCGTTCTTAATTGAATGCAAAATGCGTAAGGACAATTCAGGCTTCAAGTGCATCGACGAATGGATGGGCAATGCAGACATCTTATCTATCCGCACGAATGGCAACAAAGCGAAATATGTACTGACTGAGGAAGCGTTAAAACGGTTGGTGTTGGGGGTGTGAGATGAGTGTGATTATTCAAGCGGAAGAGAGAGATATTGAAGATTTTCTATGTGAGGACTTGGGTGGGTATTTGGATTTGCACCTGATTGACAGACAAGTGAATACTCCTGCCGGCATTATCGATATTTTAGCGAAAAGTGAAAAGTTTTATTACGTGATTGAACTAAAGAAGGGTGTGATTGACGCACATGCTTTGGCTCAAGTTCTCAGATATACAAATTATCTAAATGATAATAAAAGCAAAAATGGGAAGAGGTTCTTTGTACCGGTGCTTATAGGGAGCCACCTAGCGGATGGCTTGCAAAGGTCTGTGTATTACCTAGAAACAGACAATGAAAGTGAGGCTTTTATATCGCGAGTTTTCTATCGTTGTTTTGATTTCTCACCCAAGGAAGGGATTAGATTTAACTTTTTTGATGTAACGCAGCAGGCATATGAAGAGGCTCACTTAAATATAAATTTTCACTATGCAGACACGCTTGAGGACAAGCATATGCAGAAAGGTGTGGTGTTGAAGTGAAAGTTTGGTCTTGGAGAGATTATATACGTCAAGGTGACCTACAAAGCACGACAAAACTCGTGTTGTTGAACCTATCTTTGTACATGAATGAAATGGGAGATGGATGCTTTCCGTCCACGGAACAACAGGCAATTGATACAGGCTTATCAGAGAGGTCTGTTTGTACTCATTTGCAGAAAGCTGTTGATGCCGGATTTCTGTCAAAAAAGGTGGTCGGTTTTTCAGGTCAGGGTTGGGCGAGAAATGGGTATACAGCCAGTATTCCGGAAAACAACGCACTGAAAGAGGTTCAGCACGTTAACGAAAAGGCACTGAACCTCCTTCCTAAAGGCACTGAACCTAACGACATAAAGGCACTGAACGAGGTTCAGTCTAACACTCCAGTTAACACTCCAATTAACTCTCCATCTTCTTATGGTTCAGAGTTTACAGAATATTTTTTAGTGTTTTGGGAAAAGTTTCCACGACAGCGAAGAGGAAATAAAAACGGCGCGTGGAAAGCATGGAAAAAAGCGTTGAGGGAAAACAGAGCAACCGAGGAGGAAATCATCAATGGAGTTTCAAGATATGCAGACAGTGACGAAGTCGCTCGTGGATACGCAAAAGGGGCGGCAGCTTGGCTTAACGACGACAGGTGGGGAAATAGCTACGACAAACCCCGCCAGCACACCACTCACGAAAAACCAAGCTACGGAAGTTCGGTCATTGCTGCGGCGATGCAAGCCGCGGAAGAGTGTGAGGTACGAGAACAGCAAGGAGATATGTCCCATCCACAACCGCCCACGTGGGAAGGTTCGCATCGAGGAGACGATAACGCCTCAGTTGACGGAGCAGGAGAAGCGTATGGCGCATTACCACAGCCAGCCAGCACATCCGCAGACAATTACGGCGTATCTGGCGCGTTTGGCTCTGGAGAAACGCCTTGTGGGGGATCCAGCTCACCAGAAGCACAAGTTCAAGGATTACGCCCAACGACTGAGCGGGAGGTCTGAGCTTGAACTGTACGAGATGACGGAATGGTTCATCGAAAACGACGAAAGTGATTTCTTTCCAACGTGGAACAAGATTAAACGATATTTCAAGGAACAAACATGACTTTTAAGCGAAAAGAACAGATTGGAGAATGCACGCTGTACTTAGGAGACTGTATGGACGTTATGCCGACACTTGGGAGAGTGGATGCGGTTGTAACGGATCCGCCCTATGGGATAGGAGAGGCTGCAGGTAAGAACAAATCCAGAGGTAAGTTGGCAAAGGCGACTGATTATGGTGATAAGTCGTGGGATGATAAGCCGCCCCCAAAGGAGGCATTCAAGACTGTTCAGGATATATCAACATCTCAGATTATTTTTGGTGGTAATTATTACCCGCTGCCTCCGACAGACTGTTGGCTTGTTTGGGACAAGGTCAATGGAAAGAACGACTTCGCAGATTGTGAGTTGGCGTGGACGAACCTAAAAAAGGCAGTTCGGAAGATCGAGTGGATGTGGAATGGGATGTTGAGAAGGGGTGACGATGTGCGGAAGCATCCAACGCAGAAACCAGTGGGGGTGATGAAATGGTGTCTTGAGCAATTACCAGAAAAAGCAGAGACGGTACTTGATCCTTTCATGGGATCAGGCACGACAGGTGTTGCTTGCGCGGAAATGGATAAGCAGTTCATCGGTATCGAGCTGGATGAAGAATATTTCGACATCGCATGCAAGCGCATAGACGACGCATACAAACAAGGGAGACTTTTCTAAATGCTAGCAAAACAGGGAGACAACATCGTGGATTTTCCAATAAAACCGCCAAAAGAAAGCGAATACATCGAAGTAAAAGTTCGCTCGGGCAGTAAGAACAAAACAATTACACGAGTACAGAACAAGCATGATTACAGATTAATCCAATCTCTAGGGGGTGAGGGGTCTTGGTTGATGCAAGCCATGCAGAACATCGCCGACGGTTACATGCTCCTCGTGGAGAACAACGTCAAGACATCCAACCTGAATGCGGGTGTCCTCAGTATCGGTCACGAGAACGCGTCAAAACGGGAAGAGATGCTATTGGCGAATTACAGCAAGTGGTGGAAGGCGGTCGATAAGAGGAAGTACCGTGAAACATCACAAGGTAAGTTCCGCCGGACAGAGCGAGAGGTCGCAATGTGGGTTATCGCAGCTGGAATGTCCATTCGTGAGTGTGATGCATTGCTGAAGCACCGAGGGGAGCCTGGTTACACACGCGAAATCCTGACAAGTAACTTGAAAGAGTGCCTGCGTGTTTACTGTGACGTAGTGGGGTGGCCTCGATGAAAGAAGAGAACGTAAGGCACATCATGCTCGGACTTTGTTGGGTAGCATTCTGGATCATGCTTGGGTCACCGTATGTCCATGGTGGCTGTCAATGAGTAAGGATTATCGGATAACACCAGAGCAAGCACGCCGTGTCGCAATGATGGGGTTTGGTGTGGATATGGTCGACCGTGTAGGTCAGAAGCTGATGTCAAAGGAGTTCCCGCATGGTGTATGGAACATCCTGCAAGAGGAAACGCGACAGAAGTTTAGAAAACAGGCTGCGGACGCGATAGAGGAAACGATTTCAATTTTAACAGAGAAAGGAAAGATGAAATGAATAATACACAATGTGAAAAACCAGAAAACATGACAGAAGAAGAAATTGCAATTTACAACGGAATTAACACTCTGGTGGAGGTTGCACACCGTAACAGCCGAATGGGTGGGTGGTATACGGATCCAGAAACGGGAGAGCCGATTGCTCGCAACGTGCCGGAAATGATATGCCTCATTCACAGTGAAGTGTCTGAGATGATGGAGGGGTATCGCAAGGATTTGCCCGATGACAAGTTGCCAGGCTTCCCGATGGAAAGTGTCGAGGGTGGGGATATTGCAATCCGTCTCGGAGATTACTGTGGATATCGTGAAATCAATCTTGGTGCTGTGATTGTTCAGAAAATGCGTTTCAATGCGGTGCGTGAAGACCACAAGCTGGAGAACCGCAAAAAATCTGGCGGAAAGAAATTTTAGGAGGTGCTTGAGAATGAGTGAATTAAAACTGGAAGTTGGGAGACAGTACAGAACCCGTGATGGGTGGCGGTGTGTTGTTGTGCTTAAGCGAGAGGATGGCTTTGACGTATGGCATGCTGGGGGCGAGAATGTCTGGTCACACTGGAGTAACGGTGAATTTGCTCAATCAGAGGGAGAAAGACATATGGTGGATTTCGACATCATCGAAGAATGGACAGAGCCACAAGTCTATGAAGCATCATTGGTTTTAGATACGGATGGAAATATTTATGGATCTGAGTATCCAAGAAAAGAGCTAGAGGTTTTGCTAGCACATGAAATCCGCATCACCATCGACGGAGACAAAAAGACAATCGAATTTGTGGAGGGTGAGTGATGGGTGGAATATTTTATGGATTTGTTGCTGTTGTTCTCGTTGTGGTTACCTTTATGACGGCATCTTACCAACTGGCTATTGGCTTTCATCCAGTAGGGCTTGTGAAAATGCGCATTGAATGCGAAAAAGATTTACCAAGATCACAAAGATGCATCCCTGTGTATGTGGTTGAAGATAAATCTTGACAAAACCCCGACCACATAGTAAGCTTTTTGTATAGGCTCCAGAACTGTATCTGGAATAAACCTAATCAGAATTTAAAGCCCCGTACTGTCCAGAGTGCGGGGTTTTTCTATTTCCAGTCCAGTCGCTGTCCATTCAACCCTGACGAGGGGGACATACTGGACTGGCGTGAGTTTGGACTGCGGCGTGGAAGGACACGCAATGAGCTGATGTGGGGTATACTAGGAAATCCCCACCCATCCTAGTAGCAGGTATCAATCCCTGTCAGTCCATTTTGACATCCTTGTCCAACGATAGGGATGCTATCAAGGCTTTTATGTGTTGAGCCAGCATAGCAAATCAACCTTCTTTAATTCATTTTTGTTAATCCTACCTCCTTGAACGGGGCTGTCACCACTCTGACGGCCTCGTTCTTTTTTGGTAGTCACATCAACCAGTCAGACACACGCATGTATCTCATACATTCCTCGTTATCGTGTGTCGACTTAACACTCCGAGGATATCATGCCGGCAGGACGCCCACCAAAATATAACTCAGTCGAAGAGCTTCAAGAGGTTATTGAGTCTTATTTCTCTGAACTTGTAATGGAAATAGACGGGAAGATAATTTCTAAGCCACGCACAATGTCAGGACTAGCAAGAGCGTTGGGAATGTCAAGACAAGCACTTTGTGATTATTCACATAAAGACGAATTTCTTGACGCTTTAAAAGAAGCAAGACAAAGGGTTGAAGAGGATGTTGAGACACGCTTAATGTCTGGCGTGGCTGCGACAGGCTGTATTTTTAATCTAAAGAATAACTTTGGATGGCGTGACAAGACGGAAATGGATCACACAACAAACGGCAAAGAGATTAAACAAGTCCAGCCAGTGTATGTGAGTAAAGATGACAACACTTCGGATTGAATATCCTCACAAGTTTGGGGAGCTATTCGAATGTCAGGCAAGAAACCGTATGGCTCGTGGAGGTCGCGGTTCTGCAAAATCTTGGGGTTTTGCTGGTAAAGCTTTAGAGAGAGCGGTTACAGGTAAGACACGCATCCTTTGCACTCGTGAGTTACAGAACAGCATTAAGGACTCAGTTCACAAGTTGTTATGCGACCAGATAGACCGACTTGGGTTGAATGCTCACTTCGAATATGGGGAAAGCTATATCCGAGGAAAGAACGGCTCTGAGTTTCTGTTCAAGGGTCTAAAGCACAACGCCCAAGAGATTAAGTCGATGGAGGGTATCGATATTTGCTGGATTGAAGAGGGGCAAGCAACCTCGCAAGCCAGTCTTGATTTATTACTGCCAACAATCCGTAAAGAGGGTTCCGAAGTTTGGGTGTCTTATAACCCAAAGAACGAGACAGACCCTATTCACCAGATGGCAGAAAACCCGCCGCCGAATACGATTGTTGTTGATATGAACTGGCGCGATAACCCTTGGTGGTCAGATGAGCTTGAGCAACAACGAATACACACGAAAGAAACCAGACCCGATTACTATGATTGGATTTGGGAAGGTAAGACACTCTCACTGATTGAGGGGACTTACTACGGAGCATTGATGAAAGCGGCGGAAGATGATGGCCGCATCACAAATGTTCCGTATGACCCATCCTGTGAGGTTTACACCATATGGGATTTGGGTATCGGTGACAGCACGGCAATTTGGTTTGTTCAGTACGTTGGGCAGGAAGTCCACGTTATTGATTACTACGAAGCGTCTGGCGTTGGTCTTGACCATTACGCAAAGGTTCTAAGGGAAAAGCCTTACGTTTACGCAACAGAGCTTGTATGGCCTCACGACGGTAAAGCGAAAGAGCTTGGTTCTGGTAAGAGTAGACAGCAGACAATGGAGAATCTTGGTTTTCAAGTTCGCATTCTAAAACGAGCTGCAATTGATGACGGCATCCAGGCGGTTCGGAATTTACTTCCACGCTGTTGGTTCGACGCAGAGAAATGCAAAGACGGCATCAACGCCCTGAAAGCATACAGCAAACAATACGATGAAGACAAAAAGGTCTACAAAGACCGCCCGTTACATGATTGGTCAAGTCATGGCGCGGATGCGTTCCGTTATGTCGCAATGTCCGGCGGAGCATCACAAGAGATTAATTTAGATTTTAGCAACCAGGGTTCTGGTTGGATGGGAGCGTAATGGCTGAAAAGTTTGATAAGCAGGACGAGACACTCCTCGCAGAAGTTCGCAAGCGTATGCAGGATTGTATTGATTACAACGATGCACAGCATGAAGTAATGCGTGAGGATATTGATTTCCGTCATGGCAACCAATGGGATGACACAGCAAAGCAGGAACGCGCCGAAGAGGGTAGACCTTGTTTGACGTTTAACCGCATTGAGGGCTTTGTCGATCAGGTCATGGGAGATGCACGACAGAACAAGAGTGCTATTAAAGTTCGCCCAACGGACAATGTTGACAAGATTGTGACATCTGCGGGTGGTTCGGAATACACTTTCCCTGAGTTCCTAGAGGGTGCGGTTCGTTCTATTGAGGTGAAGTCTAATGCTTCCAATGCATACCTGACAGCATTAGACGGTGCTGTTGGTCATGGAGAGGGTTATTTCGCTATTGGAACCAAGTACACAAGCGATGACAGTTTTGACCAAGATATCATCGTGCGCCGTTTGAATAACTCGTTTGCGGTGTATCTTGACCCAAACAGCACAGAGCCAGATGGTAGCGATGCAAACTATGGGTTTATTTCTACCTACATGGATCACGACGAGGTTAAAGGGGCTTATCCTGATGCGGCTGCGTATTACAACGGCACACTAAAACGCGAATGGGATGAGGGTAATGCTTGGGCATCACAGAATAACCAAGCGCGTATCGTTGAATATTACAGACGTGTTCCTGACAAGACAGTCAAGATTATCCGTTTCATGGATGGTTCTGTCTTAGAGGATAACGAAGAGAACCAAGAGTCAATCGAAGCCCTTGGTAAAGCTGGCATAGGGCAAACAGGCAAGCGTTCAATCGTGAAGTATAAGGTTGAATGGTATCTGACAGACGGGAACTTGTTCCTTGAAGAGCCTACAGAGTTCCCATCTCAGTACATTCCGATTGTACCTGTGTACGGTAAGGAATTGGTCGTCAATGGTAAGATTTGGAGACGTGGAATTGTACGTCATGCCAAAGATGCACAGCGCATCTATAACTACCAAAGAACAGCAGCGGTTGAACGTATTGCTTTGACACCGAAAGCTCCATACTTGGCTGCAGATGGTCAGTTAAAAGGGTATGAGAAGATATGGAAGAACGCCAACACTAAGAACTACGCTGTAATGCCTTATAAGCATGTGGATGGTGTGCCAATGCCACAACGCGCCGGATATACTCTGCCGAATAACACAGAGAACCAAGACGCAATGCTGTGTGCAGAGGACATGAAAGCCACGACAGGTATTTATGACGCTTCCTTGGGTGCAGGCGGGAATGAAACATCAGGTAGAGCTATTCTAGCGCGACAGCGTGAAGGTGATACTGCTAACTATGCGTATACCGACAACCTATCAACATCTATCCGTCATGCGGGTCGTATTATCCTGGATATGTTGCCTCGTATCTATGACACGCCACGCGTTATGAGAATCTTGAACGTGGATGATACGGATGACCTTGCTGAGACAAACCTCGCTGAATTGATGGACGGTATCAAGTTTGATGTAGAGGTTACAACAGGCGCGTCATACGCAACACAACGCCTCGAGGCTTCTGACAGTATGATGGCGTTTATTCAGGCTGTTCCACAGGCAGCACCGGCTGTTATGGACTTGATAGCCAAGAACCAAGATTGGCCTGGTGGTGACGAGATTGCAAAGCGCCTTGAGAAGATGTTGCCCGAAGGATTGATGGAAGACGATACGCCAGAAGGTGAGATGGCAGAGCCGCCACCTCCGACACCAGAGCAAATCATGGCGATGAAAGCTCAAGAAATGACCATGCAAAAAGAACAGCTAGAAATGGCTAAAACGCAGGCAGAAATCGAAGAGAAACAAGCAGACACAGCTTTGAAAATGGTTAAGGCGCAGAAAGAAGCGCAAGAGACACCAGCAGAGGGAGAGACAATCGGCGATATGTCCCCCGAAGAACTGGCGGCTGTGGTTATGACTGCAATTCAGGAGAACACACAATGATGACAGATGTTTCACATGGTGCGCTACGTGCAGCTTTAAAGATTCAAGATATCGAAAAGGCTGATTTAATGCGTGGTGATTTAACAAACGGTGAACTCACGCAAATCTATAAAAAGATTGAACGAGGCTTGAAGCGCAAACGGAGGGTTTAATGACTATACCTCCAATTCCAACGTCTGCCTCCTTTACGGATAAGGTTTGGCAAGATTGGTTCCGTGATGTGAAATTGACCGTTGAAGGTATCGAAGTCACAGAGACGGATACAGACACAGGAGACGGAACAGGCATCACATCGCTTGTGCAAGACACTACACCGCAGTTAGGTGGAAATTTAGACCTTAATAGCTTTGTTGTCACAGGGCTAGAGATAGGGACGGATGTGCAGGCTTATTCTGCCGTTCTACAGGCTACGACAGCGAGTTTTACATCGGCATTAAAGACAAAACTTGATGCAATAACAGGCACTAACACTGGCGACCAGACTATTACACTGACTGGCGATGTTACGGGATCGGGAACGGGAAGTTTTACAGCGACTGTTTCCAATGACGCTATCACCTTTGCGAAAATGCAAAACATCAGCACAGATATCTTTCTTGGAAGAGACACAGCGGGAAGCGGTGATGTTGAAGAATTAACACCTGCGACAGCGCGAACTCTGTTGAATGTTGAAAATGGTGCAACAGCAGACCAAATCGATACAGAGATTGAATCTTTGTATGAGGGTTTGTCAAATACAAACAAATACACAGACGCTGAAAAGTCCAAACTTGCCGCTTTGGTTGGTGGCGCGAATAAGGTTGATGCAACAGCGGCTCCGACGGTAAACGACGATAGTGCTGATACATCAGGAAACGGCGCGTTCGAAGTTGGAAGCTTATGGGTAGATGTTACAAACGATGAGGCTTATCGGTGTGTAGATGCGACAGCAACGGCGGCTGTATGGGTTAACACAACACTTGATACAAGTGAACTGGCGACTATTGCGACAACAGGTCAAGTAAGTGATTTGATTGGAAGTATTGTCACCAGTCAGATTACAAACAGTGCTGTGACGTTTGCAAAGATGCAGGATATCAGCACAGATCGTCTGATAGGTCGAACAACTGCGGGATCTGGCTCCCCAGAAGAACTGACAGCAGCTCAAGTAAGAACACTCTTGAATATTGAGAATGCCGCTACGGCTGACCAGTCCGACGCAGAGATTGAAACAGCCTATAACAATCAGGTTGGTGTAATGTCACAGGCAACCGCAGAGGCGGGAACCTCTACAACTGTGGAACGTGTAACGGCACAAAGAATAGCCCAAGCGATTGCAGCACAAGCAAGTGGGTTAACGTCTGTAAGTCAGGGGGACTTAAATACTTCCACTGGCACGTTTAGCATGTCAACAAATACAGGGTATTGGTGGGGTGGTGGTGGTGAAGAAATCACACTGGTTCAGCCTGCGGGTGGCGGTGTAATTCTGCCAGGTGGCGAATACGGTTTTACTGTCTTAAATGATAGCCCAAACACTTCGTATATAGCGGGGTGGATAAACGGAACAGATGCGGCAACATACACAGCTGAGGCTATGCCGTACATTTTCCACACCTCGACAAAAGCGGGGACAGTTGGTGGTAAACAGCGGTATGTAACAGCATCTCCACCTTTTGACATGGGTGAGGGAGAAGTATGTGGGTTTTTCTATATTTACCTAGATAGAACAGGTAATCAGATAGGCCATTATTTAGCTGATGTGCCGCCATGGGGATATAATGGGAAGACAGATATTACTCCAGATTACATTGATAGAAAGACCGGCGGTAAATTTAAACGTGTAAGAAAGAAACGTACACTTGAGCAAGTCCTAGATGGACATCGTGTAGAGACAGAGATAAGAGAAATTGACCACGCAATGAAGAATGCGGATATGAACGATATACCCGCCCCATTCAAACCAAAAACGCGTGATTATCAGGTTATTATGCTTGACCCTATGGATGAGCGAATAGCCCGTTTACTTGAATATCAAAACGAGGGAAGTACAGAAGTTACAGACCTTATCAGAAACAACCGAATACGACTTAGTTCAGAGCGACTGCGGAGAAAAGCCCCGCCAGGCGTGATGACTGTGTCATTCGATATTTAAAGAAGCTCCTTAATTGGGGCTTTTTTTACATCTAGATTCCAAGCCTGGAATACGTATCCGAAACGATACGCAAATCAAAACTCATGGAGATACATATGAGCGAAGAAACCGCGACAGACGTGCAGCCTGTCGAGAATGAACCTGCACCAGAATCCGAAGTTGTAACGCCAACGGAGGAGGAGACAGCACCCGAAGCTGACAAAACGGAGGGCGTTGACGGCGATGACAAGGCCGATGAGCAGAAAGCAGACGAAAAGGCTAAGGAAGAACCCAAGCCTAAGAAACGTCACAACTCTGCACAGAAACGTATCAGTCAATTAACACGAGAAAAGAATGAGCTGAAAGCAAAGCTTGAAAAGGCCGAGTATCAGCAGAAGTTGAACAGTATCGAGCAAAAACGTCCGAAAGCGGGCGACTTTGAGAGCGATGAAGACTTTGTCGAAGCCCTTACTGATTACAAGGTGAACAAAGCACTTACGGAACGCGAAGAGCCGAAAGAGCCGTCACAGAGTGAAGAGTACGGGATGTCCGATGAAGAATTTCAAGAGTTCCAAAAATCGAGCATAGACCTAATGGAAACTGGAAGTAAACAGTTTGAAGATTTCGCGGAGGTTGTCACAACCGTCGAGGATTTATCCGTCGACCTAGTGAAAGCCGTCATGGATCACAGCGAAGAACACGCTGCAGAAATGGTTTATAAACTCGCGCAAGATCCCGACCTCATTAAAGACCTTTCTCGTACGAACAGTCAATTCGCACAAAACGCGATTTTGGCACAAATCGAGCAAGGTTTAGGGAAAGCACAAACACCTAAAGAAGACCCTAAGCCACAAACAACAAAAGCTCCAGCTCCAATCAAACCTGTTGGTGGCTCTGGTGCATCTGGTTCGGTTGATCCCGACAAGATGTCCCCAGATGAGTGGGTTCAATGGAGACGGAAGCAGTTATAGAAAGGTATTTAGCAAATGGCTAATGCATTACTTACCCCTACCGCAGTAACACGCGAAGCCCTGCGTATTCTGCATGAAAAACTTAATTTTGTAGGCAACATTAACCGTCAGTATGATGACAGTTTTGCAAAAGAAGGTGCAAAGATTGGTGACAGTCTTAAAATTCGTCTTCCTAACCAGTACGAAGTTCGTGATGGTGCAACATTGTCAACACAAGACACAACTGAAACCAGCACAACTTTGCAAGTTGCTACGCAGAAAGGTGTGGATCTTAACTTCACATCTAAAGACCTGACGACAGACTTGGATGACTTCTCGAAGCGCATTCTTGACCCTGCTATGTCAGTTTTGGCTGCGAACATCGAAGCAGATGCGTTTAGCATGTATAAAGACGTTTGGAACTCAGTCGGTACAGTTGGAACAACTCCTGCTGGCTTGACACCGTTCTTGGATGGTCGTACGAAGCTAAACAAAGCATTGGCTCCGAAAGACAGCCAACGTTGTGCAATCATCAACTCAGAAGCCTCCGCTGCTACAGTTGACGCTCTTAAGGGTCTGTTCCATGACTCTAAAGAAGTCGCAAAGCAGTATCGTGAAGGTGCAATGGGTAAGACTGCCGGTCTCATGTTCTTTGAGAACGAGTCTACACCTGTACACACAAACGGTACAATGGGCGGTACAGCACTTGTTAATGGTGCGTCACAGACTGGCGCAACTATCGCAATTGATGGCCTGTCTGCTTCTGGTACGGTCACAGCTGGTACGACGTTCACGCTTGCAGGCGTTTACGCTGTACACCCTGAAACAAAAGAGAGCTATGCTCACTTGCAACAGTTCACAGTAACAGCGGATGCTACAGCGTCTACTGGTGCTATCGCAGCTCTTGCAATTAGTCCTTCCATTATTACAAGTGGCGCGACACAAACCGTTTCAGGCTCACCTGCTGATAACGCAGCAATCACATGGCAAGGTGCCGCGTCTGCTGTTATTCCTCAGAACTTGGTATTCCACAAAGATGCGTTCACATTTGCGACCGCTGATTTGGTTATGCCATCAGGTGTTGACTTCGCTGCCCGTGAAGTCTTTGACGGTATCTCAATGCGTATCGTTCGTGCATACGACATTAACAACGATAAGTTCCCTTGTCGTTTGGATGTCTTGTACGGCTACAAAGCAATTCGTCCAGAAATTGCCTCACGCGTTGTCGGTTAATTGGTTTGGGGGAGCTTCGGCTCCTCCTTTCCTTTTTTGGAGAAATAAATGCCTAAATCAGCAGAGAAAATAATCAAATCATCATTACGTGTCATTGGTTGCCTTGGCACAGGTGAAACAATGGAGGCCGCAGAAGCGCAGGACGCTCTTGAAGCGTTGAACTCTATGCTTTCTCTATGGTCTGCCGAAGATGTAATGGTTTACACAATCATTACTGATACCGTTACAGGTGCAGTCGGCACAGCCTCATATGAGATGGGGACAGGTAAGACATGGGACACGACACGCCCGACAGACATTAAAGATATTACATTGGTTGATGGTTCAACAGAATATAACCTTCAATCTCTAAAACGCGGAGAATACTTAAACCGCAAGGAATTAGATAACGCCCGCCCGACAAGTTTCTGGGTTAATCCTAAATGGGACGCACAGGAAGTTATCTTTCCTGCACCATTGGATAGTGCGTACAGCTTCACAATTTATTCCTTAAAGCCCTTAGACGCTTTCACAAGCCTCACTGACACCGTTGAACTACCAGAAATGTACGAAGAGGCTATCAAGTGGTCATTGGCTGTTAGATTGGCTCCTGAGTACGAGAAACAAGCCCCGCCAACAGTGGTAAGTCTTGCTGAATCTTCACTGGATATAATTTCCCGACAAAATTACACAGCGATTGAGATGCAAGCAGATGTTGCGGTCTTGCAGAGTAATGGAGGGTCAGGAGATTGGGAGTAATACCTGTTGTAGGTGGAACGACTGCGAGTTGGGCGAAGAAATTCACCAACGAAAGAACCGTTAATTGGGTTCCTGTTGTCGATGAGGCCGGAGAGTACATAACCGCATTACGAGGGACAGCGGGCTTGCAAGAGTTTGTAGACCTTGGCACATCGGCGCCAGTATTGGGTGTGACATCTGCAAAGGGTGAGATTTACACCGTTTCTGGTGGGAAGTTGTTCAAAGTTACGTCTGGCGGTACAGCGACAGAGATAGGTGACTTGGATATCGACGGAGATCAGGTCTCCATGAAGTCGAACGGAATAGAGTTGTTCATTGCATGTGGTGGTAAAGGATATACATACACATTTGCAACTGAGACACTTGCACAGATTACAGACGCAGATTTCCCAGGAGCGCGTTTGGTGGACTTTATGGATGGATACTTTGTATTCCCAGAGCCATCAACAGGACGCTTTATGGTCACAGCACTATATGACGGGGATAATGTTGACGCATTGGACTTTGCAACGGCTGAGAGCAGCCCTGATGACGTTGTAAGCCTCATTGCAAGGAAGTCAGACGTTATATTGTTTGGTGCGGAAACTACAGAGTTCCATTTTAACCAAGGTGGGACAGGGTTTCCATTTGCACGAAATAGTGGTGCAACATTAGACATTGGTTGTGGAGCGCAGTATTCACCTGCAAAGGCTGACAACATGACCTTCTGGCTTGGTGGCGGTAAAGATGGAGCAGGCGGTGTGTTTATGATTGCCGGTGGATATGGTGAGAGCCGCATCTCTACGGAAGGTTTAGAAGAAGAGTTTCGTTCATACGACACGGTAAATGATGCCATCGGGTACGCATATCAAGAGAATAAGCATGTATTCTATGTTCTGACATTCCCAACAGAGCGTAAAACATGGGTGTATGACGTAAGCACAGACTTGTGGCACGAGAGAGAGTCATACAAGCAAGGTCGTCACAAATCGAACTGCTATACGTTCTTTAAGCGCCAACATATCGTCGGCGATTACGCAAACGGTAAATTGTACTATATGGATTTGGATGTTTACACAGATGACGGGGATCCGATTATCTCCTCTCGTATTTGTAAGAACATCAGCAATCAAGAGAATTTTTTCACATTACCCAAGTTCGAGCTAATTTTTCAAAGTGGCTACGGGCTAACAACAGGCCAAGGTTCAGACCCACAGGCGATGCTGTCTTATTCAAATGATAGCGGTCACACATGGTCTGATGAGCGGTGGCGTTCGTTCGGTAAGATTGGGGAATACGGACATAGGGCAATATGGCGCAAGTTAGGCGTCTCACGTAACAGAATGTTTAAAATTGAGGTCTCAGACCCAGTAAAACGCAACATTATCGGCGCGGTAAGTTAGAAAGGAAATATTATGGGTTTCGGAATTGGATCAGCACTGAGTTTTGGTGCAAGCCTATTATCAAATAAAAGTCAAAAAGGTGCGGTGAAAACCTCACAAAAGGCACTTAGTGACTATGCTGAGAAAGCGCGTGAGGATTACCTCAAATACTACGATATTGCCATGGAGAAAACAGACCCTTGGGCAGAAGCGGGTGTGTCGGCAAACGATATCTTTAAGAAAGCGGTGCTTGAAGGTGACTATTCTGCATTTGAAACATCACCTGGTTATCAGTTCCGTCAGGATGAAGCTCAAAAGGGCGTAGAGAGAAGCGCGGCAGCTCGTGGTGGCGTATTGTCGGGCAATGCTTTGAAAGGAATCACGCAATACTCACAGGACATTGCAAGCGGAGAATATAACAACTGGCTTAATCAGGTTTATCAATTATCTAATCAGGGCTTGGGAGCCTCAGAAAACCAAGCCGCCCGCTCTATGGATTTAGCCCGCTCTCTCGATGATGTTGGATACACATTAGCGACAGGGACAGCGAAGAACGCAGCTGCAAAAGGTGAAATAGCCTCCAACAAATACAACGACTTCGGCTCTTTGGTTGGGGGGCTAGACTTCGGGAAAATTGGATCAGCAATTGGAGGGTTCTTCTAATGAATTTCGGACAACGTAACGGCACACCTTTCCAGCATTTCCTCGCAGCGCAGGAAAAGCGTGAGAACAAGAAAATCGAAGAAGAAAACCGTAAAAAAGAGCAAGAACGGTATGAAACACGACAAAAGCGTCTTGATAAGCAGGATGCTCGTGCTGACCGTGCTGAGGGGCGTAAAAATGTCCTTCATGATTTACGTGTGAAGGAATACCAGAATAAAAACAAAAAAGACCAGCAAGAACTCTCCGTAGAGGGCATTCGGCGTGCTGGAAAGTTATTGCCTGGAATGCGAAATATCCCTATGGAACGCAGAGAAGAGGCGTGGAGAACATTCTCAGAGCAGGCAAAAAGAGACGGTGTTGATTTACCTGTTTTACAGGGCTTTGATGATGAATCTATCACGGATGCTCTGCTTTATACCGGCGCAGCAATCGACGCGACGAAGAAAGAGGGAAAACCTACATCTGTACAAAAAAACGTAAGCGAACACATGGAGCTTATGCATGGTGCAGGATGGCGTCAAAATGCAGCATTAAAGAAGAAAGCCGCAAAACTCATGGCACAGTACGCGAAAATCGACCACAAAGGGTTTGTGAGAAACCCAGACGGATCCGTTTCACCTGTGATGGGTTACAACGACGCTTTATCTGACCAAAAGCAAGCAGAGCAAGATGGTAAGAATGAGTCCGACTTATATTATAAGCCACGTATTAAATACGGTGAAACAGCCGCGACCAGAGACGCCACCTATGAAGCCGATAAAGCGCAAGCACGACCACGCATCGAAGCCTCTATTCGTATGAAAGCGGATAAGATGGACAGATTGAGCCGTGAAATTGCGAAAGCGAAACAGCTATCTAGTGGTTGGTCTACGGGTGCGGGTGGTTGGATATTGAAAAACCTTCCTGCGACACAGGCGAACGACCTTGAGGGGACGTTGACAACCATTAAAGCGAATATGGGTTTTGATGAGTTGCAAGCAATGCGAGACGCATCTCCGACAGGTGGAGCGGTTGGTCAGTTGTCAGAGCGAGAATTGACTTACTTGCAGTCTCTTGCTGTGGACTTGGAACAGTCACGAACACAAGAGATGTTTGAAAGAAACCTTGCGATTTTGGAAGAGGAAACCCAGAAATCATGGCAGCGTGTTCTCGAAGCATATGAGCAAGAATATGGGGAACCATACAAAGGCCGTGTTCATAAGAACGCAAAGCCAGCAGGAAAAAAACGCAAAGTTTACAATCCGGCGACAGGAGAGTTCGAATAATGCCAATTATCGAAGTAGAGGGACAGGAGTACGAGTTTCCTGACAGCATGAGTGATGACGAGATAAAGTCAGTCCTGCGTGAGAAATTCCCTGCACCATCTCAACCACAAGAGACAGCACAGCCTAGCTCTAACCTAGGTGAGGTTATCACAGACCAGTTTGACCAAGGCATGTCCTTCGGATTTGGTGATGAGTTAAATTCCTTTTACGGAGCGGCTTCTGATGCTATATTAGGGAAAGAAAAATTCTCTAAGTCATATGATAAACGTCAAGATTTACAACATGCGACGTTATCACAACAGCAAAAAGACCACCCGTATATATCTGGTGCGTCACAAATCGCAGGAGGCGTATTTGCAGGAGGAGCAGCAGGAACAGCAATCAAAGGGACAAGAGCAGGAATGCGAACCCTTGATGCTATTAGGAATCTGTCTCAGACACAAAAAGCCCATGTTCTTGGAACTTCGGGGGCGTTGGCCACTTCTGCGTATACGGTTGGGGAAGCGCGAGATATGGCAGAAGCAAAGCGAAACCTCCCCAATGCCGCCGGAACTGGTTATACTGTGGGCGTGCTTGCCCCTAGCGTTGCTAGCAGGGCTGATAGAGCTGTTCAGTCTGTAAAAAAACTCCCTAAATCAATTAAAAAACTAGTAACTGGTAGCGCGGATGACTTGCCCGTTGAGCAGGGTAAAGCTGTTCCGTTAAGTCGGGGTGATTACCTGCAAGATGGTGATTTGCAAAGCTTCGAGAGTTCTGCATTACGTGGAAGCCATGGAGATGGCGCAAGACGTGTTGCAACAGAATTTGCGGATAAGCAGGACGAGGTAGCGCAAGCACATTTACGTGGTATCTCTGGGAACTCTCTTGATGAGATTGATGCTGTAAGTGATGCGGTAGCAATGACGAAACAAAATAAAGCCACAATGAAACAGGCTATAAATAAAGCTTATGACACTGCAAAAGACAAAGCACAAGGTGTTGTATTCCGTTCTGAGGCGATTGGTGAGGGCTTTGCAAAACCAGTTAAGGAAATAGCGTCAGAGTTTGATTTGGGTGCGAAAGGTATGGAGAACGCAAAACGTATTGTTTCACAGATTAATCAACTTGGAACAGTTAAGCCTGGTCAGAAAATCACTGGTGTAAAGTTAAAAGCACTTGAAAAACTGCGTACA